GGATAGCAATGGCTGAGATATTGGAGTCAGAGCTGACCGAGTGCCTAGAACTATGGCTCAGGGCTAGGACAGGCGAGCCAGATACCATTCTGGAGTTCAGCAAGAGCCTACTAACGGTGGAATAAGGCTTGTATGCGAACCAAACGGTGGTATGGAATAGGGATAAGTCAAGGGTACCCCCCTCTAAGCAAAAGCAATGAGGGGTATTTGCTGGTGCTGAAACGTCGATTCTGGCAAGGCACGTTTAGATGCCTTGCTGAGCTTCTTTTCCATCTCCATCTCCTCTAGTATTGCCATCGCTGGACTTCTCATATCATCGGTCTGTAACGCTATCGCATCATCAACCCCGATTGTAGGGTTGTAAATCACTCTCATCGTCGCGGTATGGCTGAGTTTCCCGCCCTTGACGAGTATTTCTATGTATTTCTTTTTTTTTAATATATTTATTTGTCTTGATATAGCTCTGAAAGTAACCCCAATATCACTAGCAAGGCGAGCTTGCCCGACCCAGGTTATTCCAGCTCTGTTGGCGTAACTGCATACCAGAGCCAAGACTCTGACTGCGGCGTGATTGAGGGTCTTGTCTTGTATCGCTCTGAGTGGCAATACGGCTATCTGCCGTCTATCTGGTAATGCTGGCTTTAGCTTTACCTTTGGTTGTTTGGGAATTAAGAACTTTTTACCTTCTGCGTTAAACACAATAGAACCTCACCCGCTATAAAAAGGGGTTGATATCGCTTTCGCGATGTATCTATCGTTTATCGCTGTGTCTAAGCCTTCTTTGGCTCTCACTATGCTAGGCCCGATCTGTTCGATGGTCATCCCTAGTGATTCGACTGCGTTTATCTTGGTCTGGCGATACTCCATTCCAAAGGGCTGGGTTATGGCCCCGTTTCGTAATACTAATCCTATATTACTCATCTTGGCAACCAGTTAAATCATCTAGCTCAAACTCAGCCAACTCAATCGTATTCCATCTGTACCCGCAAGCCATACAGAGCCTACGTCTGCGAATCCAATTCATGCCATCATGCGGGCGTGAGTCCACTACCTTGATATCTTGACTATCGCACTCAGGTAATACGCAGATCATATATCCTGGCCTTTAGGTACAAAGTCATCAAGCAACTCAGATGGGTCGCAAGCGCCATCTACTTTCCAGTCTCCAGCCTTGATTGCGTAATACATAATCTCTTTAAGTTGATAGATTTCGTCAGTTAAATCTTTAAGCAATGTATTTCTGTAAGCCTGAGAATATATACCTTTGCCAGTAGTTATAAATTCGTAGCATGGCATACAAACATCACCAGCAGAACCACCCTCATGCTTATGGTTTTCACAATCCTTAACGATACATTTAATCATTCTTTATTCTCTCGGTTGTATATCTCTAGCATGGCGTTGCGGAGTGCGTCATAGCCAGCATGGCCACGCATCTCTGCCACCCTCGCGAGGTGCAGTTGCCTGGTCTTTCGAGTTGTAAATCTTTTAAGTACGGTTCTAGCCTCAGCATACAAGCGGTACTCTTCCGAGTAACTTCCGACTGTCTGGCCATTAGGCAAACGAAGTAACCGCCCTCCTGGGTGAATTTGATTACAAGCGAAACATCTGAGCCTGTCCTCATTTACTTGCGGTTCTCCCTCACTAACTTCCGCTCGTAACAGTCCTTGCACATCCACCTTTTTTGCCTTTTGTTTGCGCTTATTATCCATGCTCCATTCCGATAATCTTTACCCATCTGGCAGTTGCTACACCAGCGCTTGCCAGTAATTGAACTATCAGCCTCTACGGCCTTTGTATATACATCATTCTCGTGGCTCATACCGCGCCCCATTGCTCTGCCATTGCATCAGCTATCCCTTGAAAAGTCTTATTCCTCATGCGTTCTCTCTCTTTAGGTGGTAAGCAAGAGCTATCGTAATACCATTGACTCATCCTTTTACCACTCTTGGCAACCCATACAACTCCCTTATCTACAACGTTTGTAGGTTTAAGAGGCGGCAAACCCTTTAACCATAAGCAAGTAGCTTTGGTAACGCTATGGCCATACTCCCAAGGATTGATAATCTGATCTGGTTTACGCCACTTGCTACTCATAATTCCTATTGGGTTCTCAATAGCGTATTTAGGTATGTTTGAGTTGGCCAATGCCATAAAGAAGTCAATACCCTGTTGCTGGCGCCCATCCGCGATCTTCTTAGAAAAATGCCTAGCGCCTGATACGGCCAAGTGAGTGCATGGTGGGTGAGCGATCATTAAATCCCATCCATCATTAATAATATCCATTACATCGCCTTGATAATGCGGTCCTTGTGTAGAAGTTGGCTCTAAATCGCAACTCATAGCATCATGGCCAGCTTTGATAAAAGCATCCCTAACAGTACCGCTAAACTCACAAGCTACTAATACCTTCATTGCTCACCTTCTAACCATATTAAAACCCTTGCCTGGCCACCTTTATGCTCACCAGTACCGCGATAGACGTTGATCTGATCTATCTGCTCATCGTCATCGAATACGCCAGCATCTTGCAAGCTATCTAACAAGGCCTTGATGCGGTTATCGATATCGTATTTACGCTTGTCTTTGGGCCATAGCACGATCTCCAGGCTAAGCCTTGCCGCGCCCAGCTTAGGCGTGTTGCTCTCAGCGATGTACTCAGCTACGGCCTTCTTATATTCGCGCCCTTGCTTACTCATGTAAGTAGCATGAGCGCCGCGTCTGTAATACGTATTAACGCTGGGTGGGAATGGCAGATTTAGGACAATCATCCTAACAACTTATCCAGGCGTGTATCAAGGTCAGCGCTCTTACTCAGGGCATTGCTCAACTCTTCATTGATTACGGCCGCTATGGACTTGCTACGGTCTTTAGATACGGTCTGCAAGAGGCTATAAACATCTGGCCGCAAGCGCACCAGGAATGGAATTAGTAAGGTCATTCTGATCTCCAGTTATAGGCATCGGGTAGCAAGTCTTTTTAGTCGTTCGGCCTCGCGGTACTTGAGCTGAATAGTGTCAGTACTACCCGATATCTCAGATCATACATTAAGAAAACACAAGATGTAGTGTTGCGTATTAGGGTATTCCTTAGACTTTTTTACAACAAACACAACATATTGTGCTTGACCACCATTCTGACTGTGTTAAATTATCACTTAGCGATATCGCTATTAACCACCGAGATACAGGAGTTAACACCATGAGTACAGAATTAAAAATGTTAGGTTGTACAGAAGAGGCGCTAAGCAAGCATTTTAGCGCTCAATACAATATCAATATGTATGTTGCTGGCTTACTGTCAGACGCGCAAGAGTTGATTGCAATGGGTAGAACCGAGCAAGCCAACCAACTTATCAATCAAGTTAAGTTTTATTTCTTTGAGCATACAGATACACGCGGTGAGGTAACTGTATGAGCTACGTAGCCTACTATCGCGTATCAACCCAGCGCCAAGGTCAGTCAGGCCTTGGCCTGGAGGCTCAGCAGTCAGCCGTTAAAGCCTTTATCAAAGACGCTCAGCTTGTAGCTGAATTTACAGAGGTTGAGTCTGGCCGTAAGAACGATCGCCCTCAGCTCGCGCAAGCTCTGGCCTTAGCTAAAAAGCATAAGGCTACTTTAGTTATCGCCAAGCTAGATCGTCTTGCCCGTAACGTTCACTTTATCTCTGGCCTCCTGGAGTCTGGTGTGCAGTTTGTAGCCGCAGATATGCCAGAGGCAGATCGTACCTTCTTACAGATGGCCGCAGTATTCGCAGAGTGGGAGGCTCGCAAGATCTCAGAGCGTACTAAATCAGCCTTACAGGCCGCCAAAGAGCGCGGTACTGTCTTAGGTAGTCCAAACCCAGAACTCGGCTCTAAGCGTGGCGTAGAGGCCATCATTGCCAAGTCTAATGCTTACGCTATGCAAGTAGCGCCAAGCCTAAAAGAAGTAGTAGCAAGAGTAGGTGGCAACCTACGAGATATCGCTATCGGATTAGAGAATCGCGGTATCAAAACCGCCAAAGGCAATAGCCAATGGCATCCAGCCCAAGTAGCAAAACTAATGAGGAGAGTTGAATGTATGAGTTCTTTAGCCTAATGCTATTCATGGTATTGGTTTTTGGATGCGCCTTGATGTCAGTCGTCATTCTAGCCAGTGCCTACATAGCAATTATGGATTCAGATTTAGCCAGGCGTATTCGCTTGGCTCGCAGAGAGAAGTTAGTTAACAAATTCATGGAGGATTTAAAAAAATGAAAAAGCTATTTTTATTATTGCCAGTTTTATTTCTTACGGCTTGTGATAACAACCCAGCAGTAGTTTGCAAGAATGATCGCTTATACATACAAGTTGGAATGAATGGTTCGGTTTATGAGCGCACCAACACTATTTGCATTGACACTAAATTAGAAGAGTTAAAAAAATGAAGTCATTTAATCAGCATAACCAGTCATCACGCGACTTGTACAAGTCTGAAGAGTCAACCCTAGATAAGGTTATCGGCGCAGTAGCCTTTATCGCTTTCGTAGTCATCATTGCGCTTACCTAAAGGAGAAAAGTATGACCATAGAAGGAGGTGTATTTCAATGTAGCGAATATTCACCAGCAATGATGAAGGCTCTTGGCACCCCAAAGCAAAAAACCGAAACCGCTGAGGAATTTATAGCTAGAGTCAACAAAGAGTCAGAAGAGTATGTAGCAAAAAGAGAGGCAAAATTAAGTTGGTGGTTTAAATTCACAAGGAGATTTACATGAAGTCATTAATCGCTATTGCAATAACCGTATTAACAATTAGCTCAGTTTACGCACAAGTTAAATGTGCGCCAGATGGGCGCGGCGGTATGTGTTGCTGGGATATTCAGAGTCAAGGCCCATTTAGACCAATCGGGTGCTGATATGAGTATCTTAAATTCTGAAACCCCGCATGTGCCATCGGCCAAAACTGATATCAGTCGTACGTTAAGACGTACAGGCTGGACTCCACCATCTGAAGATAAAGAGATGCAAAAGAAGTGGGAGTTTTATCGGACTATCTCAATGCGTAACGAAAGGAAACTTAAATGAGCTTAACTCAACAACAACTTATAGAAGAGCATCTTATCAAGCGTAAAAAAGGTATTACTAGCTGGGATGCAATTACAACCTACGGCATTACCAGGCTGGCCAAGTACATCCATGACTTACGCCGCGCTGGCTTTAAGATCGCTGACGAGTTTGAGTCAGAGGGCGCCCGTAAATGGAAACGTTACTGGCTGGTATCAACACCCAAAAGGAGTAGCAAATAATGGATTACTCAGAATACTTATTGCGTATTAATCGCCTCATGCAAGAGGTACACAAGGCCGCGCAAGCGAATAATCACGAACGAGCTAGTGAGATGGCCGCAGAAGTAGCGCGCTACGCTATCAGCTTATCAGCCTGGTTTGAGGCTAGAACGGAAACGGTGATCTAAATGGTCGGAAAAGTAACCCCAAACGATATGCTCTCTGCAAGCCGCTTGCCAGCGGTTTGTGGGATGAGTCAGTATCGATCACCAAACGATGAGCTATTAGCCTCTATCGACGCGATCAATGGCATTGCTCCACCAGATATCAGCAATGAGTCTATGGACTGGGGCAATAAGATGGAGCCGACTATCTTGCTAGAGGCGGCTAACCGTCTTGATTGCAAGGATTTAGAGATCGATTACGACAAGGCTTTTTTCCATGATAAATGGCCGCTCTCATGCTCTTTGGATGGCACTTGCTACGGCAAAGGTCAAGAGATCGTAAGCGACCCTGACAAGGGCATCTACGTAGTTAGCGGTGGCTCTATCAAACTAGATGGCATGGGCGTACTGGAGGCTAAGCTAACCTCTATGCCAGCTGAGGATGTACTGCCTTTGTATCGTGGGCCAATCCAGTTGCAAGCGCAGATGGCAATTATGAAAGCGAGTTGGGGTGCGGTAGCTACCCTGTATCAAGGCACTCAGTTGCGTATCTTCTTGTTCGAGAAGCACTTGCCTACTCTGAGATTGATTGAGGAGACTAGTAAAAAATTCCAAGAGAAATTAGACCGATACAAAGAGACTGGCGAGATTGACTACTATCCCCCTACCAATCCTAAAGATGCGGCAAGGACTTGGGCTACTGGCTCAGATGATGAGCCTGTCGTACTGGATGATTACGCTAGTGAGTTGACCAAGTTGCTAATGGAAAACAAGCAGAAGATATCCAAGATGGAGGAGGAGAATAGTAATATTCAGACTGAGCTAATGAACCTCATGCGAGAGCATACGCATGGCATTGCTGGCGAGTATCAGATCAGTTGGCCAGTACGCAACTACAAAGCTAAGCCAGCAACCATTACGCCAGCTAAAGAGGCTTACAGTATTCGTCAATCAACTTTAACCATTAAGGCTTTGAAATGATTATCAAGTCGCCGTTTTGGCACATACTCCAGCGAGAGATCGCAAATAGAAAACAACTGAAAGGTAGAAAATGAAAGATTTTAGAGAATTAATTACGCAGTCAATGTTAGAAAACGCCATTATGTCTATGACTGAAAAGCAGATTTCAGACATGGCAAAAAAGCTAGCTCCTAAGGTATTAGCTGAGCAGATGGAAGGCTCATTACAAGACTACATACAAGAGGAGATTGATTTTTATGAGGTATTTAACAAGGCTGGTTTATCAAAAAAAATATCAGCATTAGTTATCAATTCACTAAAGGATTTAAAATGAGTTTAATTAAACATCAAGGTTTTGCGCCGCAGACAATGACTGAGGCTATCGAGTTCAGCAATATGCTATCTCGCTCCCAGATGGTTCCAAAAAATTACCAGAATAAACCAGAGGATGTACTGGTAGCGGTTCAATGGGGATATGAGATTGGTCTTGCACCCCTCCAGGCATTGCAAAACATATCCGTTATCAATGGCAAGCCAAGCGTATATGGCGATGCGGCTATGGCTTTAGTGCAAGCTAGCCCAGTCTGTGAGGATGTCCAGGAGACGATTGAGGGCGATGGCACTAGCAACCCTGTCGCGATCTGCAAGGTCAAGCGTAAAGGCCGTTCTGAAGTCATCTCTAAGTACTCAGTAGAGGATGCTAAGCGAGCTGGCTTATGGGGCAAGCAAGGGCCTTGGTCTCAGTACCCTAAGCGTATGCTTCAGATGCGAGCTAGAGGGTTTGCTTTACGCGATGCTTTCCCAGATGTCTTAAAGGGTTTGATTACCGCTGAAGAGGCTCAGGATATGCCAGTAGAGGAAAAGGATATTACGCCGCCCAAGCAGTTCACTAACCCGCTAGATGCTATTCCAGAATTGTCAGTTTTAGAGCCAGAAATTTTGGAAGTACCAGCTGAAGAGTGTCTCATTAATACAACAGTTGAACCAGTTGAGGTAGCTGAGCCATTACAAAAGCCTGGCACTTTCAGACTCAACATCCCAGGCAAGGAGCCATTATTTGCCGTAAGTATTGACGATTGGATGGAGTCTTATAACGATATGGCTGATAAGGTTGCCAGATCAAAGCTGTCCAAAGAGGTTAAGGCTAGCAAGATTGGTGAGTTCAACACCCTTAACGCAGATGTCTTAGGAATGTTGACCGCAGTTCAAAAGGCTGGCATGACTGCGCACAAGCAAAAGCGTAGGGCAATGCTAGATGCTAGCTAAGGTACAGGGCGCGCTCATCATTGCGCCTTGTAACTAATCCTTTGAGTACCTTGCCGCCAGCCTTAGTCCAATCAAGAAAGGCCTCGGCGGCACCTTCATAATCACCTCGATTGTGTTTCATTCTAAGAGTAGAACGCTGGAGATTACCCAGTCCAACGTTAAATGCAAAGCTAGTTAAAGCACCAAGGCGACCAGGAGTAAGGCCATTAGGGCATAGTCGGCGTACGCCATTTTCAAAACTGACCAGATCTTTAGTAAGCATCTCATCTACTTCTCCCATAGATAAAGTTCTGTCCCAGCCGTTAGGGATTGGCAAGGATTTACGTTCGGCTAACGGTATTTTGATATGTGATTGATCGATTACATGGCCTACGCCAACAGTCCAAATCAAAGCGGGGCATTGGTACGGCTTAGTACGAACGCCCTCATGGTGCTTAATCATCTCAATAACGCGATGATCTAAACTCATTTTTTAAATGCCTGGGTTCCAAACCAAAATGAGACTACGCTAGCCCAAATAATCTGAGTCTCGTTATCCCATAAAGCATCAAGAGCAACAGTAAAGTCAACTCCAGTACGCCAGGCATACATAAAACCAAAGATCTCTACAAAGGCAAAAAGAATAAACAAGCCATAGGTAATAAAGCTACGGGTAAATGCTCTGGCATTGATTACCCATTGAGCCGCGCCCTGGCCAATAGCAATGTCATGTGCATACAAAGCCTCGCGCTCCTTCTCGGCTGACTGGATAGATATTTGCTCAGTCCTAATCTCTTCTACTTTGGCTTGTGCTACATAACCCTCTTTGAGCATCTGCAACTCACGCTCAGTCTGCATCTTGGCTAGCTCAATTTCGTGAGCCTTGTCTGATTTATCTTGAAAAAAATCCATGAGCTTTGGCAGACCGCCAGCTAGGAATGAGACCAAAGTAGTGAGTAAAGTAAACATCAAAAAGCCCCTATGTATTTAAGAAAAACTGTAACCCAAAATGCCGCAAAAAAGCACCAGGCTAAAGCAATGTTGCGATCTCTGAGATCTGACTGAAAGGCTTTATTGTTCTCATCTTCAACTCTAGCTATCTCAGTCTTAATCTTTAGCACTTGTTCCCATTCTTTAGCGCCGTACTTTCTTAAAAAATCTATCTTTAACTTGGCCTCTTCGTCAGTAATGAGCTTACGTCTTTGGTATTCCTGGAGCGCTTTGATCGTAGCAGTTTGCTTTTTAAACTCTACTTCTCTCTGCGCTCTACGACGTTCTCTGGCTCTCTCTTGCGCTGACTCTACTGCCTCATTCTTAATACTCTCAATGCCCTTGCTAATCTCCTTGCCAGCGGCCTTACCAGTATTTAAACCCTCGCTAAAACCTTTGGCTCCAGCGAGAAATCCGAAATCGTCAGCCACATTCTTAACCTACCTTGATATGGCCGATACCAGCGAGGTAAGTAACCAGGCCGATAGCACCAACACCAACCACCCAAAAGAATTTAGTAACAACGGATTTACCAACCGAGGTATATACATTCTCGATTACTCTCTCTGTTACCTTCTCAACTAGATGCTCGATCTGCTCGTCAGTTAAGGGTAGGTTAGGTTTGTCAGCCATGATTATGCTTTCTTTTTGCGTGCAGATTTAGCAACTACCTTCGGCTTTTTAGCCGCTGGCTTTTTCTTAGCAACAACTGGCTTTTCGCACTCAGGCGCAACATAGTCTTGCTGAGTTGCTGGGAAAGGCCAGCTAGTATCAACTGAAATCTTAGGCATATAGCCTAGCTTGTCAAATAACCAAGATATGCACATCATTTCAATATATCCTTAAATTTGCAGTTATTAAAATGCCATCTTCCCATAGCTATTCTTGCACCAATTTTATCGCAATGATCGCATTTAACCAATCTTTGACTGGTAATTCTTATTTTATCTTTATGTTCTTTTGTAAATTCTCTACCTTTTAATGATGAACTTATTTTTATTAAATGTTCAGTAGAAAATATCCTTCCTTTAAATCTTTCGCTAATTTTCTTTTTAAATTCTTCAGTTTGTTTTTTTCCAATATTAGCTTGAGATATTTTTAATTTAACTACTGCACTTTTAGGTTTTCCAAACATATGGCTTTTTTCTCCAGTTCTGCCACGCATTTTTTCTAATGCTTTTTGTGTATGTTTATATCCTGAAACACCTTCTCCGCCATTAGTTAAATTAGCTAATTTGAATCCCATATCTTTAAATGATGAAATAAGTAATTTTTCATGGTCTAATGCTTCTTGCTCAGTTTTCCAATTAGCAAGTATTTCTACAATTGGATGACCATATTTTGCAACTACATTTTTCCAATATACATTGCGCATCTTCATATCATAAGCTCGATTTTTAGCGCCTTTTCCAATATAGAAAAGTCCACCTTCAGGCTTATAGTGCGCATATGTATAAAACATTATGCCTTCACCTCATCCGCTGGTAGTGGTGTATTGCCTTCTTCTACCCATTTTAGGTAGGCTTGGTAGTCTGTGTTGTCAGGGTCAAAAGGAATGACTGCACCATCAGATATTCTACGCACTTGATTAGGATAATTTAATAATTTATACATTTTATAACTCCGCACTAAAGTTTACCCAAGCCGCACTTTGATAAATCAAAGGAGCCCAACCAGTAGATAATCCACTCCATCCCGACACATTTAAAGATGCTGCATTGGTTTGAATATTGCTACCAACAATATTTGCACTTGTGCTTGTAAAGCCACCTGAACCAGCTCTGTCTGTAACAATAGTGCCACTTGGCAATGAAGCAGTTGGTGCGGCTCGCATTGTTACTTTATAAGGTACGCTAAATGACATAGAAGCGGCTTCATAAGCAATGCCAATACCACCATTAATTGTTTGATAATAGCGTTGGCAGTTAGCTAGGCTAGTCTGATAATTTACATACTCAAATCCAGTAGCACTACTTCCTACTTCTAGTTGAACACCAGTAATGTAGAAAGTTGCTCCGTTTGTGCTTACAACATTGGTAGCACCAGTACATGAGAATAAGTTACTAGCTTGCCAGCTACCAGCAGTACCGCTAAATGATGAACCAACACCCAAACCAAATGAGCAAGAAATACCAATGCCGTTGGTTGTAAGCCATGTTCCGCTTGTATCGCCAGCTATTGTTACTGATTTGTATTCAAATGTATTGGCAGATGATATTGTGTAGCTAAATGGGTATGACCTATCGCCAGCACTATTTCTTAAAGAACCACCAAAAGTGCCAGTTAAGCTAGAACGAACCCAAAAAGACAAAGTAACTGTTTTAGCGTTTGCTGTTCCCCAGTTAAGGTCGGCAGTATTAAAACCTTCAATTTCTTGTCTAAAGAAAAAATAGTCGCTAGAACCTACTGTGGTTGCGGCAGTTGATGTTACAAGCATAGAGTTTGCAAACCCTACCGCAGTTGTTGTGCTTTGTTGCGATGTAAGTTTTGACGCTTGGGATAAAGCCCATTTATAGCGGTCAATAGTAAAACCATCATGCGTAGGAGTAACACTAGCACCAGCATTTCTTTGGTCAATAACCATTGCACCATTGATAATGCGATTCTTCATAATAGAAGCGTTACCAGCACCTAGTATTCCACCGCTAGTAGAAGTCTGAATTACATCAGCGTTTACTGTTCCGTATGGCATTATGCTAATTCCTCATCTGTTGGTCTAGCTAGTGTAGGGTGTTCCCATTTAGCAATGTAATCGCCTTTGCCGTCTGAATCGTTTTGAAGTGTAATAACATCGCTTGAAAAATCAAAAGTTGCAAGTTCAGGATATAAAGCAATAATTTTTTCAAATAAAGTCATTTTATGCCACCCTTACCAATGAACCAGTCATATAAGTATTGTACCCAACGCCTGTGCTTGAGCCGCCTTGAATTGCAAGGCTAGAGCCAGTAAAGTATGTATATAGCTCAATATAATCAGTTGTTCCGTTGCAATAAATTAACGCAGAACCATAAGTTCTATATGTGCTTGAGTTAGTGTAATCACCTAAAGAAACCCATCCTGAGCCGTTTTTAAATAAAGCAACAATAACTCTAGTTGGAGTATTTCCACCTAAATTGGAAACTCCACCGCTTATTTGATAATATCCAGCAACAGTAGGTGTAAATGTAGAAGAAGCAAAGTTGTTGTTAGTATCAAACCCTTCTGCACCTAATGTAACTTTAGTAAATGTAGCGGCAGTTATGCTTTGGTCTACTGAAGCGTATGCAAAAAACGCTGGCATATTACCGCTAACCATTACTGTGCCAGTAGCGGCTGGAATAGTTACAGTTACATTAGATGCAGTAGATGGCTCTTGTAAAGTTACTGAGCCACCGCCAGTTGATTGTAAGACTATGCTCATAAAATCACCAATCTTTCGCCAGATGGAATAGTTAAAGTTACACCGCTATTTACTGTGATAGGGCCAACAGTAGATGCAGACTTACCAGTTGTAAGTGTGTAGTTTGTAGTTACAGTCCTAGAATTTTCTTGGAATACTGTATCGCCACCAGCACCAGTAGCGCCGCCACCAACTGAACCCCAGCTAGTGCCGTTATAGATCTCTGGGGCGCCAGTAGTGGTATTAAATCGTAGGTAGCCAGACTGAGGTGTACCGTCTCTCTGAGCAGTAGTGCCTTTAGGCAATACGGCTGAACCAGTATCACTTGTCTTGGCTACTTTATTAGCCGCCTCTGCCGCAGATGCCGCCGCCGCAGTTGCGCTAGAGGCCGCAGATGTAGCAGAACCAGCCGCCGCAGTAGCAGAGCTAGCGGCCGCAGTTGCGCTATTACTTGCATTAGTCGCGCTTGTGCTTGCCGCACTTGCACTATTAGCCGCATTGGTAGCCTGGGTAGTAGCAGTACTAGCTGAGCTAGATGCTGAGGTTGCAGAGTTAGCCGCGTTAGTAGCTGAAGTAGATGCGTTGCTTGCAGAAGTGCTAGCCGCGCTAGCTGAACTTGCCGCATTGCTCGCGCTAGTAGATGCCGCGCTAGCTGAGTTGCTAGCATTAGTAGCCTGAGTCGATGCAGTTGAGGCGCTAGTTGATGCGTTTGATGCTGAAGTTGAAGCCGCACTTGCAGAGCTTGACGCAGAACTAGCAGAAGAGCTAGCGGCAGATGCAGAGCTGGCCGCATTAGTAGCAGATGTACTAGCCGCAGATGCGCTTGATGCGGCATTAGTAGCCGCAGTCTCAGCATTGGTCTCAGCGGTCTCTGCATTTGTCTCAGCAGTCTGAGCCGCTAATGCACTAGCCGCCGCCGCGTCAGCTTGGTCAGCCGCATACTCAGCATCGATTACTAAATCCCATTTAGCAGAGTCAGCGTTACCACTAATAGGAGCAGAGCCGCTAGAAGTATGAGCGGTGTTACAACGATATACATTGTAGTTTGTAGCGTCTTTAACTAAGTCGCGTACGGTGTATGTAGTACCGCTAGCCCAGTTACCACGCCAGTTGCCGATATCCTCACCGACTACTGGGTTTCCGTTAGCATCAAACGCTAGAGTCTTACCAGCGCGAGATGCTTTAGCTGGTAGAGTCATAGCGATATCAGTAGGGTCTGTTACTGGGGCTTTAAGTCCACGCTCTGCGGTCTCAGCTACTTGCTGAATAAAAATGGTCTGGTTATCTAACTCATCATTTAAAGTATTAGCAAATAGATCGCCGCCAGTTGTAAAGTCAGTAGTGCGCTGGATATTCTTAGCGCCGACGATTGTGATATTGCCTGTACCCGCAGTAACCAAAGTTACAGAACCAGTACCATTAGCATTAATCGTAACTGAATAGTTGGTTGTTAAAGTCAATAATGTAGAGCCACGATATACTGCGATATCGGTCTCATCTAGGATTTCAAAGGTAAAGGCGTACGGCCCTACACCTGAGTTGGCATAGACCACTCTGCGGGGTACATTAGATATTGCGTAATCGGCCATAATAAATTCCTGTTTTGGTCAAATCTATCTGATTTAGTTAAAAAAATCTAGCGTTTATACTTACCATAATCACGCTTGGCCTCTTCAGCCGTACGCACCGCATCATACAAATCGATATCTTCCTGGATTAATCTCTGCTTAGCATCTGAATAAGCCTTAGATATCATCATGGATAGCATGGCCTGAGCCTCTCCAAGATTATTGCTTGCCTTCTCTTGGAATCCATCTGATACGCCTAAGTACTTGATCTGTTCTGCGAGCTGGCCATCTTGGGTAGCTAGCTCAATCCAGCGGTTATATTGCTGGGCTGAAAGCTGGATGCCATCAAAGCTCTTATCTGGGATATACATCGGTACGCCATAAGCTACTAATACGGCATGGGCTTGGCTGAACTTACCGTCAGATAACTTAAATGGATTAAACATCTCATAGAGCTTGCCCTTGCCAACTGTCTGTACATCCCCAGTAATAGGGTCTAGTGCGCGTGGCAAACTGTTTGAAGTCAATGGGTTACGGGATTTAACGTAGTTTACTGCCTCATAGAATGAGCGTACGGCTGGCTCGATAAAGCCTTCCTTGGTACCCATTTCGCTAGCCATTGTATTGGCTTTAGTAGGGTCAACAATACGGGTAACGCCAGCAACTAAAGAACTATGGGCGCCTAATGGAGAGCCGCCAATAGCAAAGCTAGATGCTTGCTTGGTAGTTGCCTTGATTAAATCGTAAAAAATTGTAGGTGCATCTTTAGAACCAGAGGTAAATACCTTAGTGATATCGCTAAAGCCCTTTAACATCGGTTGCTCTGATAAGTACTGGTAAACCCCTAGTGCGCCACCCATAGCTAGCTTGTCTAAGTCATCACCGCCTGGAGTCATCTGAGCGTATTCGCCAGAAGTAGCGCCAATACCGAGCAGAGTACCAATAGGCTCTAGGCCAGCATAGCTTACGTAAATCTTATCTGGGCCACGCGATACGGTGGTCAGCTTTTCAAACTCAGCCATCAGCTCTTCAGATACGTCTGACTTGTTAAACGCTACTGAGAATTGTTGCCAGCCTGTACCCTCTAACGCCTTCTTATCTTCTAAGCGCATAGGGCCATAGCCAGTTAGACGGCCTTCAAATACGCCAGCTGATACTGAGTAGATCATAGCGCCACCTAGGGTTACGCGAGCGATAGCTTGATCGCGACGAATACCGCCAGCGTTGTAATCACCCCAGAATCTAGGGCTTGCAAAATTAAGGCCAGGAGTACGAGCCATAGCCTCTAGCGCGATATTAGTAGGCGTCTTAATAAACGGTACAAACATCTTGATTAAAGGGTTCTGCGCGGCTCTCTGGATGCCCTGTAAAGATGGCTCTAATTCGCGAGTAAATGTAACGGTGCGCGATACAGACTTAGCCGCCTCTTCAATATCAGGGCTTGGATTAGATAGCAACTCAGCTACCAGATCAGCGGATTGCTTAGACGCATCGTCTGGGCTAACTCCAGCTTTAACTAGGTTCTGATACATCTTATCGCCTTCACGTACTGACAAGGCGTTTAATTCCATGCGATAGCCAACGGCTTTAAAGAACTCATCCTCTGCCATTAGGGCGCGACCTGGAAGAGTTACAAACTTACCCCAGTATTTCAAAGCATTAGATACGCCTTGGCCAGTAGCAGAGTCGCCAAAGTCGATATCAAAAGCATCGCGCCCAACTCGGCCAGTCTCAATCTTAGAGAACGCGTCAGTAGGAGCATTGTGTACAAACGCAGTACCAGCGATCTCACCACCCTCGCGGATGCCTTGTAAGAACCCTACGGCCTGAGCGTATAGCTCATTGCCTGAAATCGCTTGCTCGCCACCTTTAAACATGAAGTTACGGGTAGTACCAATAGCAGATGCCAGGGCGCGCTCAGGAATTTGTAGGCCACCAAAAAATAAGTTACCAGCGATATTCTTAGCATGGGTTACTGGGTTAGATAGCAAGCCATTAATCCAAGTGCTTGTCCAGATCTCAGTAGCAGTACCGCTAAGCGACTTCTCAGCCACGTTGGCTCTAGCGCTAGCAGATGCAAGCGCCGTATATTTATTAGCTAAGTCATGTACTGAGCTGATACCGCCAGCCTCATTCATAATTGACTCTAGCATCTGACCACGATTTACAGATGACTCTCTAGCCTGTGAGAGAATACCAAGGGTACGGGCAATGTCAGTCTGACGGCCGCGTACTGCCTTAGTTAGTTCACCCTCTAGGGCTACGGCTTGCATAAATGCAGATGATAGGTCGGCAGTTAATTTGCCAGCGTCATTAGCCGCTTTTACTTGTTGACCTAAATCGTATGCGCGTTTACCAGCATCCACTAAAGCCAGTTGCATTTTGTACGCATCTTGTGGGCTAGCCTTGGTAGCTTGCATCGGGTCTAGGATGCGAGCAATAAAGCCCTCATCGTAACCACTAACAGATAACTCCTCGGCCATCTGCTTATAGCTAATCTTCTCAATCTTATCTGCGCCGTATTGTCTGGCAGTAGCCTCAATAAATTGCTTAACCCCGTCATCATCTTTAATCAGGTCTAAGTTAAATGCAGTCTCAGGTACACCAGCCGCTTTTTCCATAGGGCTGGGTGAGGGTTTACCCGTAGTAGGCATCTCAGGCATAGACTCAACGATGACTTTAGCAGTCTCAGGCTTGGCCTCTTTAAACGTCGTATAAGGCCCGATCTTCTCTAAGGTCTTATCACCCTCTATGATAAGTCTCTCGGTGCGCTTAGGAGCCGCTTTAACTGCGCTCTTAATCAAACTAGCTGGGCCAGCTACCTGAGTTGGTTCAAATCCTTGGCCAGCATCAGTCAGCGGTACCAGCTCTTGCATCTGGTCGGCGACTGGCACTACCTCGGCAGACTCTTTATCAGCTCCAGCTAATTGGTCAATACGCTCGTTTAAAGATGGGACTGTCATTTATTCTCTTCCTGTTGTTGCATTGCACCAGCACCGCCTGTAACTGCAACACCTCTAAGGATATCTTTCTTTTCTTTACTAAAAGTTCCTTTGTTGCCAATAGCAGACTTTACTTGATTTTCCTCAAACGGAATCCAAACCGCATGACTAATTCCACCAGCCTTGCCGCCCGTATCTTTTATGCCGTCATAACCTTGACTCTTTAATGCTTTTGTTACCCAGTCTGGAATACTTGTCCAAGCGTGAGTTGTGCCATCTTTTACGTCGCTTTTTAATCTATCAATCCAATCGCTTGGAGATATAGTATTTTTATCCCAATTATCAGCCCCACCTCTTTGAGCTGGCTTGCGAACTTTTTTAGCGCTTTGTTCAAGACCAAGCATGACATTTTCTGGAATGTTGCCAGTATCTAATGGGTTTTTAATATCTAAATAAACTTTGTACAAAAATGGATTGCGTTCATGGGGAGATGTATAGTCAAATCCTTTTACGCCAGCAAGGTTTAATACCTTAGCAAATTCCTCTTCTCTGTTGTATAAGTTGCCAGACTCCAACCATAGCTTGTTTGCCGCAAGCAAGGGGTTCCCTTTGGACTCTTGATTTAAATAAAAATCAAACGTACTTGGAGCTACGATAGAACCGCCACCTTGCTTATAAACAATCTCACCAGTATCTTCGTCTTGCGTAATATCTTTTAATTTTTCAATGACGGCTTTACGCTCTTCTTGGGTCATTCTTGCCCCAGCTTGCTCTAGGTTTAATGTAGAGCGGCCAACCTTTTTCTTAAACCAGTTGTTGTAGTCATACGCATTATCTTCATACGCAATACTTGTATCTGTTTTTCCTTTTGCGTATCCGCTAGCAATTTCTGGGCTATCAGTAAAAAATGACATAGGGCCAGACGTGGCTCTACTTTTTTTAAACTGAGTACCAACGCGATCTGGTCTGCCAGTACCATGATATACGGCTAATGGCGCACCAACATCATTTACCACTTTAGATGCTCTCTCAGGGTTAGCCATCCAATCTCCAAACCAATTCTTAAACGGCTCTGTTTTGACATCCTCTGGTACTGACTTGCTTACATCTTGAATACTCATACCTACTGGTAAACCCTTAGTAGCTTTAACGGCTTTAGTAACTGCCTTAACACCCTGGACTGCGGCCTCTGGAATACCTGGAGCTGGTAGGAATGTACCAATCTCGCTAGCCATCTTAGCGGTCTGCTCGCGTTCTGATTGGTTAGCTACGCCTTGTGGGACTACCGCTGGTAGGATGTCTTGCATCTGCTCAGTAGTTGGCATGACTGGCTCACCTAAATACTTTTGAGCGCCTTCTTGACTAATCAAATCTAGGATAGAGCGGATATCTCCTGGCAAGCCAAGAGTCTGCGCAGTAGCACCTTTTAAAGCGCCAGCAAGCGTATCTAATAAAGCTACTAATGGGCGATCTAAACCACCAGCTTTAGCAGATTGCTCTGGGCTAATACCAGCTCTACCGACTCTTACGCCACTAGGCTTAGCCTCGTTATAACCTTGTACTGTAACTTGACCAACATCTGATCTTGCTGGGCCAGCGGCAAGCAATGTAGCTGGTTGCTCTACTGGCTCTAAAGGCGGGGCTAGATCTCTAGCCAAGTCTTGCATAAATAGTTGGTCAATCATCTCAAATACCTTTTTGTATTCTTAGAATTGTGTCAATGTCAGATTTACGAATACCAATCTTTTCTAAATCTTCTTTAGTATAAGTACGGTTTTTATCGTATGTCAGGTTATTGTCTGTAAACTTTTTCTCAATACGCTTTTGCTTAGATTCCTGAGTCTTAATAATTTGCTGAGCCTCTTCGCCCTTTAGCAAATCGTTAGCGGCTTGGAATGGGTTAAACGCCTCACCATTTGCTCTAGCCTCTTGTTGCTTGGTTTGGAGTTGAGTACGCAAGTTAGCAATAGCTTTTTTCTCTGCGTCTTTACCTTGTACCGAGTAATCCAATACGCCCAAAGAGTTAGCAATAAACTGGTTAGCGCGAGTCATCTCAGGATTGTCATTACGTACTGTCTTTTTTAATTCGTTAGCTTGTTTCCAACTAATGACTTTATTGCTGGCTAAATCATTAAAGTAGCTTTCGCCTACTTGCTGGTTATCAGCCAAAGACTGCAACTTGCCGAATAGCTCTTGATTAGCTCCAGCTCCTTCACCGCTAATCAAAGACTTGCGTTGCTCATCTGGTAGGGTAATCCCTAATGATCTAGCGGTGCCTAATAGTTGAGTACCATTAATCTTGCCAGCATAAAAAGCATCTTCAGCTAAGTTCATTTTATCAGCGTTTACTGCGGCATTAAGTTCGTTAGTATTTTTCCATGCAGATGCGATCTGACCATTTCTATCCATATACATCTTGATTAGCTTATTACGGTCAACGGTCTGCATAACTACATCGAGCTTGCCAAAGTCGCCAGCCATAATCTTGCGCATACCCTCAGCTGGAGTTTTAGCAAAAGCTGGAGTTACAGAGTAATCAATAATTGCGCCCATCTTAGCGCGGCTAAAGTCATCCATCTTTTCTTTAACAAACTGCGGGTCGCCAGTCTGTTTAGCAATGTCATATACGCGAGATGCCTCAACCTTAAAACGCTCACCTAGCAATACTGGGTCGTTCTCAGCCGCGATTGTGTCCATAAGAATAGTTGGTACCTGAGATACCATTTCATCAGCATTAAACTTAACGCCTTCTTGATAAATCTTGGCGGCTCTATCTGCGGCTTTGTTATAGACTGCATTACCAGCGGTACCCATAGAGGCTCTAAACCGCAAACTCTCCTCTGGAGATATGCTAGCTATGGTTTTACCGTAGCCATTAGTTAAAGCAGTAATTTCTTTTTGCACGTCAGCCAAGTTAAACGCGCCAGAGTCAACTGCGGCAGATAGCTCAGATAGCTTATTACGGCCTTTAACTTCCAACTCATTACGCAACTGAGCGGCTTGTACTTTACGAGCGGCATCACCAAAGATAGTACCAGGCTGAGCAAATAACTCTTGTATGCTTTTGCCTTCTTTTTGAGCAGTTAAGATCTGCTCTGCGCTTGGCTGATTCTCAGCCCCATATTGCAAACCTTCACGCTCAGCTTGTTCTCCAACTTTCTTAAAGGCAAATTGAGATAGTTTATCTAGCGAACCTTCAATAGTTTGAAGTTGTAAAGTTCTTTCCTTTACGTCTGCTCTATCTAAGCGTGGTATGTCAGCTGGTAGGTAGCCTGTTGGCTGGTATATTGGCAATGGCATAAATAACCCTTAGCTTGGATATGGTGTACTGTAATCTGTAACTGGCGCTGGGGTGCTAGGTGCGCCACCAGCAGAACTAGCACTCATAGCGGCACTACCTAATTTACCAGCGGCATTAAAGTAGCCAGTACGCTCAGCGGTTACGCCAGCGCCTTCATATAAGCTAGCCTGGATTAAACCATTTCGTCTTGCAGAGTCAGCACCAGATAAAGCAAATGTAAACTCTTTACCGCCACGCTGGTTTGTTATTTGCTGGACTAGCTGAGCTGAGCCATCAAACGCGCTTACGCCACCAGAGAACGCTTTAGCAATAGCCGCCGCATTAGCCGCATTGGTGCGTTGCAATATTTGATTACCTTGAAATTCATATTGAATAGCTTTACGCTCAGTCTCTACGCGCGTCTGCGCCGCTAACTGATTGTAGTAATTCTTTTTATCTTGACCTTCTTTAATCGAGCCATAAGCCGATATTGCCGCCATTGCGACTGCCGCTACCATCATAATATTATGTCCCCTGGTGTGTTGCTACTTTGTACTCCATACCCAGCAAAGTCATCTTTAAAGGTATGTCCTGAGATACAGTAATTTTTGCCTCTTGCGAGTAACCTAATATTCCATTTAAAGTCTTAGTCCCAGTATATTCTGCGACTGGCTGATCTAAGATATCGCCAAAAGCTCTAAATGGAATTTGAGTACCGTTAATTTTCATATGCTGGGTATCAGCCACAATCGCATTGACTTCAACGATACGCTTTTTAAAACCAATACGAGTGCCAGTTTGGAGTTTCAAATCGACTGGCATCGTCGTGGCTAAAACAGTAATAGGTAATCCCAGCTCATAGCTGGTTGCAGATGCTCTAGGGAAAGTTACAGTACCGCCAGCTGGTACTGCCTGATTAGCTTGTACTGCACCATCAAGAATAATATTGATAGTTTCAGTAGCTAGATGTGCCATAGATAATGAACTAGCTACGCCAGTCCCAGCCTTAGCACAATCTGTAAAAGTATCATTATCAAAGTACTCTACATAGTACTGAAATGCGCCATTTACATTACGCTTGACTACGGTATAGATGGTTGAGATATCTACGTTGACATCTATAAATGAGCCATCAACCGTAATAAATTCAGATGGAGCGATCACATTCTGGGAGCGCAATAATGAGAATACGGCCATTGTGCCATCAGTAGCATTGGTTACTAAAAGCAAATCATTCTCATCTGTTGCAACTGATCTACGTAAAGACATACGGCTAGGGTCTTTTAGAAGATGGCCAGCAAGCAATGAGATCTTTTGAGTAACATAAGTCAGCTGAGTATCGGTATAGGCAAACTCATTAAGAGACTTGCCCTGGCGTTGAACGAATAGAGTGCCTGACTCTAATTGCTGAACGCGAATACCTTGCTTAGTGCCATTACGGCTAGCAGTCTTAACAAAGAAGTTAGTAGGGGTGATTGGGTCTAGGCCATTCTGAGGTACGTAGAACTCACCGCCAGTTGTAAATACTTGTAAGTCGCGACCAGAGATAATATCGACGATCGCATTGAAAGTATTGGTATCTAGCGTAGCCTCAACTGCGTCATCATCTAAACCTTCAGTAGCCTCAAAATCAAAGAATAGGCCAACTTTAGAACCCCATATAGTACTAGGGCGAGACTTAGAACCACCAAAGTAAAGACGGCCTTCATGGAAAGTAACAGAGCGTGGCCAGCCTTTTGTGCTAGACCATACAGATTCGTAACCAGATTCATAGTCCCAAGACCCGTTTGCAATAGCAGAAGTGTTAAAAAATGGGAATTCAGTAATTGCATCTACTGAAGTACCAGAGTTATATTTGACAATTTTAGCGCGACCTTGTGGAGTTGCATTGACATATTGGCCAACACTACCAGCCGTAAAGACGCTAGATGATGCGGTTAAGGTTACTTTTCCAGATACGCCAGATGGAGTCAAAGTACCAGCTGGATTAGTTACTGATACAGTAAAAGCATATTTAGGAATAGAGTCAAAGGCTACGGCGCCAACTGTCCAGCTAGCATCATTTGCGCCACGTACGATCTCAACTGGAGCGATATCAGGATGTACCACAATTAGGGTATCAGCTGATTGAGTCCATACAATATTAGCTAAAGCAGAACCAACTAAACCAACGGCAGACGTATTAAGGTAGGGATTACCCGTACCGTTAATATTTGTAATTAAAGTCTCATTCTTAAATATATACATCCGATTATGCGTAAAGCAAAGCATATAGCTATCAGATGTAGAGAACTCAAACTCAATTAAACGTACGCCATTAGCGGCTGACTCAGTACCAGAGTTAGGTAAGGCGGTAATATATTTAGTGCCAGGCCTACGGCGAATACCGCCTTGTGGTTGACATACTACGTTTGTAGCTTTTTCTAATGCGTTAGCGTATGCAGTTAAATCTACACGCGCACGCAATAAAGGGTCTAATTCTCCAGTAGAGAAGTTAGTCTGGATGCTTACAAAGCGAGCCATTAATATCTCACCGCAATTAACGAGAAGTCATTAATAGCGTTTGTAGGATTACCAGCTCCGTCAATATTCATAGCCTGACGCAAGTAGCCGCCACGACCATTATCAGATGGGCTACCTACTGCAACGCTTTGCCAGTACTGACTCTTCTCGGTTTGATCTGTAATCGGTAAGGCTAAATGCCAGCTCATCATGTACTTTAGCAACTGTACAAAATAGCTAGGCATATCGTACTCAGGTACGGCATATTGATAGTCAATATAGACTTGCTCGTAATCAGTTAAAAGCCTATCGCCAATAATGCGATATTCCTTGCGCGGAGGCAAGCCAGTAGCATTGCTATCGTAAACGGCTCTAGGACTCGTTAAACGGTCTCCTGGGAGCTGATACTCATATTTGTACTCATTGGTAGGCGTAGAGATTAAACGCGCAATAGAGGTCTTTTTAAAGCTAAACGACCAAGGGTACATCAGTAGCGCTTGATCGCGGATATCTGGGTAGAGACGGTTAGCAACTGAGGCCTCATCTGTCCCTTCGTCAAACGACGAAATCGGCTTAGCGCCGAGCATGAGTAAAGCGTCAGAACATATCGAAAGTGAGGTATCGCCGCTAGCCATTTACTTCTCCAATGTAATAATGGGCTACTTCCTGTTTTACCAGAAAATAGCCCATTTTGATACTAAATACTATTAATCAGTATCAGTTGCACTTACAGTTGTACCATCAGCAATATCAACAGAAGTTGAAGTTACTTGGTTTACGTATGTCAAAACTAGGCTAGGCGTAGTTGTGTCATAAATAAAGATGATATCGCCAACTTCCATCAAGTCTTTTAATGCCGCAAAATAACCAGCGGTATTAACAGTTGCTTGTGTGTCAGCAGTTTTGTACAAAAACATTGATGGTGCATTACCAGATTTTGATGCACCTAATGTTACTAAACCAGTTGCGGAATAAGCCATTTTCAGTTCTCCTTAAATTATGCTTCGCGAGCGGTGATCTGAACGATGCCTTCAGCGTCGATAGCAATAGCACCAGCAGAGAATACAGAGTTCACTAAGAACGATGTCTTTTCTGGGATGTAATTGATTTCGGTGCGTGGAGCAATACCTTCAGCATAGCCGATAGAGTCTTTATGGAAAGCAAAGCAAGTACGGTCGCTAGAACCATCGATTGCTAAACCACCTTCAGAACGATCGCCAAGGATATGGAAAGTAAAGCCGAGGAAAGTGTTGATCTCACCAGCTACCAAAGCCTTAACTGTATTGAAGTCAGAAGATGTAACGGCAGTCTCAGACAACAATGATGCTAGACCAGCGGCGTGAAGAATAATATGACGACCTTCTGGAGGTACGTTGTTTTTATCCAACAACTTCTTAGCTTCACGCAATTTAGCTACGTTCATATTGGTGTCAGTACCACCGATATCGTTGCTAACTGTCAATGAAGTGCTAGAACCAGCTAAAGCATCAAGAATTAATTGGTCTTGACGACGGCCAATAGCGTTACCTAAAACTTGTACAAGCTCAGAGCGCTCGTCAAAGTTCACTTTAGCTTGGCTGAAAATGTCGCTATATTCAGCGGCGTTCCAGTCAGATAAAGTACAAGTAACGTTAGAAAAGCCAACGTTCAATGGGGTTACATCAGTCTGACTAATACGTGGAGTAGCCACGCCCTTGCCGACTTTTGGGAATTTAACAGTAGAACCTTCAACTCCACGACGCTGACGTACAGCACCAACCAGCATAGCCTTGCCCTGGTAGGACTGTTTTACCTCAGCATCAAATAGAGTTACAAAGGCGTTAGATAAAGATACGCTCATTTGAAAATCTCCTAAGATAGGTAAACAAAATAATTAAGGTTTATTGCTTCGGTTAGCCTGTACTTCCAGGGCCGTATGCTTGCTAGTTACGCTAGCCAATCGTCAGAACTATCTGCATTAAGGGCCAATTAAATGGTATGCCTTATGGAGTTTCTAGCAGAAGTGTTACCCAAATACAACACTATTTGTAAAGTATTTTAAATTTATTGTAAAAAAAACCCCGCACTAGGCGGGGCAAAAGCTCTCGTGAGGAGACTTTACTGGCCAAAAGTAGAGTTAAACATCTTCTCTACCTTAGCTCGGTACGCTGGGTCAGACTTATATTTAGGGTCTGCAACCATCTGATACAACTCATCTTTAGATGGAGCGCCTTCAACTGGCATAGATTGAGTAGGAATACGAGTACCCTCATACGCCGATCTAATCTTAGCTAGGGCTTTTAAACCATTAGCCGTACCGCCCATGTACTTAAACTCTTCAAAGTCATCCTTACCCCAGATGCCTTTGTTTACTAGGCCTCTAGCCCAGTCAGTCATACCCTTAATCATAACATCAGCATTAGGGCCTAAAGCCGCTTTTTCCTGAGCTAATGATTGCTGGGTTTGCTCGACATTGCTAACGCCCATTTTAACTACTTCACCAACCAAGGTATCTAGCGCGGCTTGCGATACGCCATATTCCTTAGCCCAGCTTAAAACGTGTCCTTTTACTGGGTCTGTATCAGGGATATCTCCAAAAGCAGAGACATCATAATTGCCGTCAACTGGCGCCTTATGCTTACCCTGGCTAATCTGCTTGCGCAAATCCATCCATGATTTTGCAATGCCTTCTAAGTCAGGCTCAGCACCTTCTTTTTTCCAGAAATTCTCTGGCCACCAATCAGGGCGCTCTAATGGGGTGTCATCTTCTTTAGGAGCAAGATGGCTAATAGAGGTCTGCTCTGGGGTTTGTTGCTCTGCGGCATTGTCATCAACTGTTGCTGAATCCAATAGGCCGCCTTGATCTGCGGGTTGGTTCGCTTCGTTATCCATTTTTACATTTTCCTAGCTTTAATTAGCCGCGCTTCAAGGTCTCTAACGATGCTATTCTGACCTTCTCGGTAGTAAGCATAGCTGGAGTCGCTACCAGGCGTGGCGACTGGTTGCTCTAGTATGGAGGCACGTAGCCATCCCATGAGCTTTTGGCCATCCTCAGTACCTAATACTCTGAGGCATAGCTTATTCAAATCTTCTACGGCTTGCTGAGAATCCCTAATATCTAGGGATATCTCATTTAAGCCTTCCCATCCGTCTGTTATTGCTTGCTCTAGTTTTGTACTCATTCGTCTAGCAACTCATTAGCTGATCTATTCTTAGCGGCCTTTACTGCCGTTTCAGCATCACTAAACATCTCTATTGCTTTATTAGTGATTGGGTCTTTGTAATCATTTTCTTTATAAAATTTAGCAAGAAAATCCTCATCATCCATAATTTTTCCACCATCAAATACACTAGGCACATTAACCCATTTTGTGCCTGGCATTGGATTACCTTCTTTATCCATGCTTACAGGGATAGTTCTGGTAATTTCCGAGTATTGTGATTTTTCGGTAAATCCATACTTAGACAATCCGTAATCTTTAATATCTTCAGCAGTAGGACTCCATAATGGGCGACCTACCTTAGTATATTTTCCTGTAAATACTGGCATTTTACATTCCCTGTTTAACTACTTCAGCGGCAACCTCTGGATTTTCTTGTGCTAACTGTTGAGCCTGTTGCGCCATCTGCTCCATGTTAAAGCGTCGCTCTTCAGCCGATGCCCTTAGTTTTGTTGGTACGCCAAGTTTATCACCAATGAAGTCAATGATTTCACCATACTTAGGAGTAGCTTGACCTTCTGGCCCTAACTGAGCGGCCATCTGTACAAACTGCATTGTATTGGTTACATCTTCCATATTCTGAGCCATAGCCAATGGAGCTACTGGAGAGACCTTAATCTCTAATCCATTAACCCGTAATGGCAGATCAACCAGACCACGCTCATCCATTACTTGTAATGTCTTGCTAACCAATGGAATCATCGTTTCGTTAATCAAACGACCAAAAGCTGAGCCTAAGTTTTGGCTTAATTCCTTCATACGCTCTACTACTTCAGTAGCAGAACGGGCGCTCATGTTATCAGGCGGCAAGCTCTCATCTAAGAGGATGCGCTTAATATTCATAACGAGATCGTTAATAATGATCTGAGATACGTTGAAATCCCCAGCGCGAGGCAACGGTTTTAATGATTCGCCTTGTGGGCCACCATTACGCGCTACTGGGATAATTGCGCCAGGGATAATCTTGACGGTAGCTGGATTAAGAACGCCATCATCTGCCGCCGTATATACGCCTGAGATTGCCAAGCTAGCATTTTTCAATACTAACTCTTTAACCTTATTCAAAGTCTTGATGTCTGGCAATGCAGTAATCAATGGGCCGCGACCGTAGATCTCGCCAGCAACCTTCATATAACGGCTAACTACCCAAGGGCTATGCTTTAAACGACGATATACAATCTCTTGCTTAGACTCTTTATGGATTACGTAGTAAGTGTAATCACCACGATCAGGGTCAAATACCGTAGCCTCAATAAGTTCAAAGTCCTCAGTTGGCTTATTATCAATTTTGGTTTGTAGATCAGCTGGAATTTTGGCATCTTTCCATTGCTGGATAATTGCCTCGCCTTTAATGCGCATACGGCGATAAACGTTATCTACTTGACCATTCGCGCCCTCTTCAAAGGCTACTAAGAATTGCGGTACGGGGATATAGTTAATAGGAGAAATATCATCTCCAGGCTGAACCATCATTACCGCAGTACCTACGGATAGGTCTAGCAAAAACTCACCAACCGCAATATCAAAGTTAGATTGTTTGATTGTGGCAAACATCTTTTCGGTGTAAATATCTAATGCCGCATTAGCCTCGGCTTTACGATCGTCTGGAATATCTGGGCCAGCCTCTAAGCGACACCATTTACGCTGAGGAGGGAAAATACCAGACTGTAATCGGTTGGCGAAACGCTGAGTGGAGTTGATCGCCGTTGCGTCAAAGACGCGGTTCATTTTCTTAGCGCCGCCAACCTTACCATCATAATACCCGTCATACAGATTTCTCTGAGGGAGAGCAAACTCATAGGCCTCGTCATAGAGATCTCTAAAGTCCTCTTTTTTGCGCAGAGCTATCTCATGGCGCTTTAATACATCTTCTGGTTTAAGTCTCATCTCAGCCATTATTCTTCCTCATCCTCAAACGGGTTCTTTTTTGTAGCGTCAGTAATGGGGCCGCCTGGCTCCCATGTATCGCAAGTACGTGAATGAGTGCATGGAATATCCCACTCATCGCAATAACCTCCAGACTCACCAGTATCAACCCATGCTGGGTCAACCTCTGGTGGAGTTACTTGCTCATATTTCTTCATGCAGTCATCAATAAATTTAGTTTTCCAATAATGGCCACAATTACCGCAAATCATTTCGCGCGCGGCACATTCGCTAACATTCCATTTAGCAGACTTCATTAGCCAAAAAATTGTCTCTGGCATTTTAGGATTGGCTGGCCCAAGATCAGCTTTAGTAATACAAACGCGATGATTAAAGATGCTCATTTTTTTATCCATAAGCACTTCTGGACATCTGCCTTTTGTGTAATCTTCCATTATTCGTACCATTCAATTATAAGGTTAGCCGCATGAGGTTGAGCGTTAACATTGGTCAACCTAAACAAATAAGTAGTTAATGGTTTTAAAACCATTTCAAAAGTATAGTTTTGACCGCCACCACCTTGTTTATCAGCTGGTACAAACTCAGCCATTAACTCGGTGCCAGTTGATGTAACAGTTGGTGCCACTACTGCAACACCAGAGCTAGTTGTAGCTAAATTTCTATTACGCCTATTAATTGTTAAAGACGTTCCACCGCTAGTAATAGGATCTTCATACACATAAAATTCAGCTTCACCAGAACCGCCATACCCAAAAACTGCATGAGGAGTAACGCCAGCTGGAAAAGCTACGGCAATATCAATACTAGAGCCAGCGGCAAGACCAGCGGCATATGGATATTGCTTATAAGCGTAATAAGCTCGACCTTCATGCAAGCGTAAGTGATTTACATCAATTACAGGGAATGGTCTATCAGAGCTAGATATGTAGCTATTACCGTCTTTATCCACATATGCTGGAGATACATGACGTGCTTTAGTATCAAGCGACTCACGCTTAACTTCAATAGCCATTATTTCTTCTTAGCCATTCCAGCCTCAGACATAGCAATAGCTACGGCTTGATCGCGTGATTTAACTTTATCGCCAGAGCCAGATTTTAATTTTCCAGCTTTATACTCGCGCATAACTTTTTCAACTTTAGATTTCATTTTATCCAAGGCTTTGTCCCCCACCTAAAGTCTCTGTACCAGACTCAGGATTTAAACGAGCATCAGATAAAAGCTGACGGCCACGACGGCGAGCGCCACGCATACGTGCGCCTTGCTCTTCATCCATACGGCTAGCTTTAGTTTCAGCTGGTTTTTCCGACGCAAAGTCAGCTACGTTTTGAGCAGTTTGACCTACTGTCTTTTTTGCCAAACCTACCATTTGTGCTACTGGACTGACGACTCCACCCATATTAAACTCCCGTTCCTTTGTTAGTACCTAAAGTCTGCTCAACACCCATCTCTGGAGTTAAGCGTGTATCTGCTAAAAGCATACGTGAACCGCCACGACGACGGGCCGCAACTCGGCCAGCGGCTTGCTCAGCTAGATCGCGACGCTCTTGATCTGCTTGCTCTTTTAGTCTTGCGTTCTCTTCTTTTTGCGCATTGATCTGACCAGACATATCTGGACTACCGCCGCCTCCAAACATTGCACCCATATTAAAACCTCGTCATAAGTAAATAATTAACTTGATCTGGGCCATACTTTTGCATCACGTTTTCAGTCTTAAACCCGATCGCTTCTGCATATCGTTTAGCTCGATTATCGTCAGTTCTAACCGTTATTTGTAATCTATGCAAGTGTAGATATCTCATTGCGATATCGCTAAAGTCAATAGCCGCTCTAAGCATAGTTGTTGGAATATCTCTAGCTTGGTTATCAAAGATACTCCACATCTCTCCTACGCCATTCCAGATGATAACCACGCCCACTATGGCGATAGGCCTACCGTATCTAAACGCAGTAAACGCGGTACCTAGCTCAGCTTGGTTAGCGATCATGGATTTAATATCGTAACCTTTAGACAATACCGATATCTCTTTGTGGTCAAAATCTAAATGGTCAAAATGCTCTGGGGCAAAGGGTAAGTAATACACTCCTTTGCGGCGGTGCATCTCTTCATTAAGGAGATCGTAAGGTAATGAGACTCTCATCTGCTAAATACGTCAAATTCACCGTTAGCTACGGTCTGAGCTACAAAGGTTCTGCTATTAGGATTGTTAGCCTTAGTTAATCGTCTATGCTCTCCCCCGCCAAGTAGCAAATATCCAAAAGCATCGCCTACGTGGGAGTGTTCATTCTTATTGGGCGCGTCTCTAAAGCGTTCTTGCCCTGAGCCTACGGTTACACGCTTGAAGTGATAGCCACCAGCAAGGGATTTACGTAGCATTTTGCAATGAGTTGCAACTAATAGCCCTGGCTTACCGTTAATAAGTCTCTGCATGGGCGCGGCACCAGCCTCGCGACGTACTTTGAAATCATTAGATGGGGTTGGCTGGGCGCGAAAGCCTAGAGTCTTTAAGTAATCGAACGCAGTTACCTCATAGATCGCGTCTCTAGCCATACCAGCTGGGTCTCCCCATACTAAAACTTGCATCCCTGGGTACTTTAGGTTGATATCCGCTAGTAGTTGAGTACCAAAACGCTCTAATCCCATGTCAAAGGTAACTACCTCATCCAATATCTGCCATGTACCGCTAGGTAAACGCTGGCCAATCACCGCCGCTGGGGTTAAACCAAAGTCAAGACCGACTTGGATAGGTACGCTAGGGTCAACCTCAACATCGCAAGCCATAATATTATCGTTGTATTCTGGCCACACCGACTTACCCTCTTGAACGTAGGTATATTTGCCCTCGGCATAACATCTAATCCAGTCTAAATTCTTACCAAGTAACATCTGTTGGTAATAGCCTGGCGGTAAATTCTCAATATTCTCGGCTTTAGGATTTTGAACCCACCATTTACCAGCTGAAAAAATACAATCATTAGCCTCTGGGTTTTCTGGCAGATCTTCCTTGGCCATCTCAATTACGCCGCCTGGTTGCCTAAAAAACTTCCAGGCATACGCGCCCGTCATCTTTTCCTTCTCAGCCATCCTAAACCACCAATGGTCGTCATCCATTGGGTTGGTGTCCATCCAAATACCATGCCAGCTCGCGCCACCATCACGCTTAGTAGGGTAACGACCTACGCGGTGAGTCAATCCATCGATCACCGCCTTTGGCAACTCTCGCGCCTCGTTCACCCATGCGCCTGTTAGCTCTAGGGATAGTAGCTTACGTACGTCTTTAGGTTGGTCAAGGGCTAAGAAGATTACCTCGCAGTCAATACCAGCGGCGCCATCGCGACTAGGCAAGCGGATATGGTGAGTAATCGGTGGCGTATGCAACATTGGCCCGAACGTATTTTCTGGGAATAAGTCAAGCCAAGTTTTTATCGTCGTAGTCTTTAGTTCTGGATAACTATTACGTACAATAACAAAACGGCTATATCGAATGCCATCGATAGGGCTAGGCTTTTGCTGAATTGCTCGAATGAATACCTCAGCGGCGCACCCGTATGACTTGCCAGAGCCTACTGGCCCCATCATTCCACGCACGAAAGCGTTACTGGTTAAGAACTTGTATATCTCTGGGCTTTTAGAGAAGTCTAAATTTAATCCAGAGTTCGGTATTTCTTTGGAGCTTTTTTCTTTTGTACGAGACATAGCTACCTTTTTAATGATATTTTTATAAATATACTGTATAAACAACGATATACAAAATTCTTAGGGATTATATGTCAGGATATCACCTTACAGACGACCAATTCATTGAAGAGTGGAAAAAAATAGGTAGCCCCAACCTATTCGCTCAAAAGCATAAATTAAACCCTCGGTCTGTAATGAATCGCCGTAGATCAATCGAATGTAGGTATGGCATCACGCTAGATACTTTTAATAGTCAAAGAGTAGATGCAATAGTCAAAAGAATAGAGCAAACGCCTGGCAACGCAAGACGTGGCATTGAGATGGAGAAAGGGCGCGTAGTTGTATTTTCTGACGCCCATTTCTGGCCAGATGACTATACCACCGCATACAAAGCGCTCTTGATGATTATTAAAGAGTTCAGACCAAAGGTAGTGATCGCTAACGGCGACGTATTTGACGGCTCACAAGCCTCACGCCATCCCCGTATCGGTTGGTCTAAGACGCCATCGGTTAAAGAAGAGCTGGAGGCTTGCCAAGAGTTTATGAGTGGTATTGAAAAGGCCGCTATCGGCGCTGAGCTGATCTGGACTATGGGTAATCACGATGCTCGCTTTGAAACATTCTTAGCCGCGCAAGCTCCGCAGTATGAGGGCGTACCAGGAATGACTCTAAAAGACCACTTCCCACTATGGAAACCTTGCTGGAGTTACTGGGTAAATGAAGATACAGTTATTAAACATCGCTGGAAAGGTGGGTTTGCGGCTGGTAGATCTAATGCCCTTAACTCTGGGGTAAATATCATTACTGGCCATACTCACAATTTAGCGGTTCAGCCTATTACAGACTACAACGGTACGCGATACGGGGTGCAAACTGGCACCTTAGCAGACCCAGACTCAGAGCAATTCGTACATTACACCGAAGATAACCCAAAGGATTGGCGATCAGGTTTTGCCCTGTTATCCTTTGAACGTGGGCGCCTTATGCTACCTGAGCTTATCCAGGTATGCGGCGAGGATGAGTTTGAATTTAGGGGATGTATTAACAAAGTTTAAACATGACTACTATTATCGGCGACTGGAATAGAAAAATATTAGTATCTGATAGTCAATTTTCTGACGACGATACTGGTATTAAATACTTTGACGAAAAGGTTGTAGCTATTGACGGCGGCTGGCTTGGCGTTGCTGGAAACTGGGTTGACTGCGAAAAGGTTGTTGACTACATCAATAAAAAAACCAAGGCTAAGCCAAAGCTAAAACCAGATAGCTCGTTTATTAAACTAACCCAAGACGGTCTTTTTTATTGCGGGGATGACTTGGAATGGGAAAGAGCTAAGACTTTTATGGCAATAGGTAGCGGCGCAATGGCCGCTGAGGTCTGCATGAGAATGGGGCTTAGCGCAGAAGAGTCGGTTAAATGGGCTTGTCATGTTGACCTAAAAAGTAGCGAGCCAATTAAAACGTACCCGTTAGAGCTGTAACCTATTTTAAAAACTCCTGTAAGTGCATGAAATTTGAATAAAAAATCATGCAAAAATAAGACATTACTATTTTAATCTTTTAGCTATCTCGCGCTCGATATACCACTTGGCTTTACGCAGATCTTCTATGGCGTCATGCTTTTCGTCAGCTCGCCAGATGTACTTAACCGCGTTGCCAAGGCAAAAGCCCATATGCTCTGTAATCTGAATACACTCAATGCCAGATGGATGGCTGGTATAGTGCTTTGGATGGTTGACCGCATCATGCTTTGTTGCAATATGTTCTGGAGTAAGCGCCTTTGCTAATCTTTGAATTGACTCTTTAGCTTCTTCTGGGTCATATTCCATTACTAAAACATTGCCTGGATTGTTAGGCTCAAAATGGCTCATAGTTAAATCCTTTCGATTCCCAGATAGGTTGATAGTCGTTACCAAATACATTAGGCCCAGCGACTACTACTGCGCCAGACGGTAGGTTTAAAGAGTTGGCGAATACCGAGATAGACCCTAAATCAGTTTTGCTAGCGTACGGCAGATTTAAAGCGTCTTGGTATAGCGTCATATTACCAACTTGATACGATGAGCCAGCTGGTAGGTTAAGTCCGTCAGAGTAGAGCTTAGTCTCAGCCTGGCAAACGCCAGCTGAGAGCAATAAAATGTAGAATATTTTACGCATTAGTCAGCCAGTAAGTCTTGTGCAGTCAAGCCGCGTTCTTGCATAATGACTCTGAGCTTGGCTAGCGCTCTCTTTTCAATATCCAAAATGCTTTTAGGGTGTAGAAATAGCTTTTCAGCTACCTCATCCTGAGTCATTGCATAATCTTTGTATGCTTTTTGTTCGTTCATTTCTCTTGTGCCTTTCTTAGTATTGCTCTAGCAAAAACCAAAATATCAGGGTCATCAAAATAAATTTCAGTTATTTCTTTATCGGTTAGCTTGTTATTTGCTAATGCCAACTCCGCACGGATATATTCGTGATTTACTTTACGCTTTAAACTTGATATTTCGGCTTTTAGTTTTTTAATAGTTTCCTCATCCGTTAGTTCTTTTACTGGATGGGTATAGAGTGGAATAGTGTGTTGCTCATCCTGTTCTCTGCGAACTACGGCTTTGATAATATGCGTTAGTGGCAATACATCAGCTTCCATCCACGCTACTGGTTCATTGTTCACGATCGCTACTCCTTTTTCTGTTTATGGCTAAACGATATCGCATAACCAGAATAAAAAGTATTAGGGTTGTTGCTTACTAGCTACAAAATCTTTTAAATACTTTATCGGCTTAGTTTTGCAATGATGCAACTCGTCTATCGGCAATATTTTATTGCAATATTCGCAACGATCGCGCTGATCGCTAGAACCTGAGTCCACAATGACGCAAGGCGTTAATACATCCATAGAGCTAACCCCATTAGATAAAATAAAGCGGCCACCGCCTCTACTAAAAACAATGGCATATCGCGTTGATAAATACCAGCCAGAGTCCAAAAGCCACTACCAACCAGGCCAAAGACCACGTTAATAGGATAAATGTTAAGGCTGGTAAGCAAAATGCCAATCAAACATAGCGTAGTGCCAGCCCATTTGATTAAAAGCAAGTTCACTCGCCGACCTCAATATCCATTACGTCTGGCGGTTTGATATTAATTCCAATTACAGATGGCTTATCTGACTCTTCTGGGTTATCCAAGAGGCCAGAGGCCTTGGCCAGGAGACGCAAGACGCCAACCTTGTCGTATAGCTCTAGCTCTAAATTGCCATCCTTGTTTACTTTGATTGACTTAATGGCTTGTAGGGCGTGTTCTGGAATATCTTTACTAGCCTTAACCTTAACCTGGCCATCCTCATCCCACTCCATAATGTCTGTAATCTTCGTATTAGCCATACAAAGCAAGGAATAGGCTACGGCCTCCCTATTCTCTGAGATCGTAGCTGAGCGCTCTAATCTCTTTTGAATAGACCGAATCCCACCCCAGTTTTGTAGGGATGGAATCTGGCTGGCTACCTTAGCCTTGGGTCTAGTCGATGCCATTAGAACGGCACATCATCCAATGGGGCGACCTCTGCATAATTCTCAGGGCGACCGATGACTCCCGATGGCGCAAAAGAATTAAAAGACGCTGGGGCATTTAACTGTTGTTTCTCTTTTCCGATATATCCAGAAAAATAAGGCCCCTTGCTACCTTCTTTGTTATACATATTAAACCAATACTCGCGCCCGTCTGATAGTTTGATAGTACCAGTCCAGTCAGCGTGTTTCTCGTCTGTTTTCTTTTGGTTTTTAAAGAGTTGAAAATTGCCTGGCTTTAATTCAAAAGGCTTATCGTATGCCATGTTGTTTATCCCGATCTATGGTTTTTGGTTAAATTCATTAATAGCCTCTACTACGGCCGCTGACTCAGACAACTTCTCTGATTCCACTATTAGCGCATGAATTACGGATTGTAGGGTAAACCCTTGTCTCAGTAAACCAAGTACTACGCTATGCACTTCTCTTTGGAGTTTTAGTTGGTCATCCATTTTGCTACCTTTCTTAAAAAACACAGGAAAATTTGAGGGAGACACCCCGCCCATAGTGGCTGGCCAGGGGGGAGGGTAACGTGCCTTGCCAGAATCGACGTTTCAGCACCAGCAAATACCCCTCATTGCTTTTGCTTAGAGGGGGGTACCCTTGACTTATCCCTATTC